CAAGCTCATCACCGAGGACGGCCAGGTTGACCTGTCCGATCCTACAGACGAAGGCGATGGCAATTGGCTCGTCTTCACGCCGTACGGCTACCAGCGCGGCTGGATGCGCGGTGCGGTGCGGTCGCTGGCGCTGCCATGGCTGATTCGCGGCTGGGCTCGGCGCGACTGGGCGCGGCACAGCGAGGTGCACGGCAGCCCGGTGAAGAAGGGCTGGGTTCCACAGAACGCGACCGTCGAGGATCGCGACAAGTTCATCGAGGCGATCTCGCAGCTCGGCGCCGAGGGCGTCATCGAGTGCGTCACGTTGCCCGACGGCACGAAGTTCGACATCGACCTCGTCGAGGCGAAGGCGCAGACGTGGGAGGGATTCCGGGAGCTGCTGGGACACGCCGAGACGGCGATCTCCATCGTGCTGCTCGGGCAGAACCTCACCACCGAGGTGAAGCAGGGCAGCCGAGCTGCCGCGCAGGTGCATGACGGGGTCCGCAAGGACTTCCAGCAGGCCGATGCGCGCAAGCTCGGGCGCAGCGTGCAGGTGCAGGTGCTGCGGCCCTATGCGGGCTTCAATCTGGGCAATCCCGATCTCGCGCCGTTCCCGGCGTGGCAGACGGAGCCGCCCGAGGATGAGATCCAGCGTGCGGACGCGCTGCAGAAGGTCGGCGGGTTCCTCACCTCGGCGAAGACTGCCGGCGTAGAAGACGTCGACCAGCGTGCGCTGCTGGATAGCTTTGGAATCCCGCTGCTGACGCCCGCGCAAGTTGAGCAGCAGAAGCAGGACGCCGCCGAGCGCGCGGTTGCCGCCCAGGAGGCGTTCAAGCAGCGCTCGGCTGCGGAGCCTGGCCAGGACGACGAGGAGCCCGAGGACGAAGAGTCCGAAGAGCAGCTCGCCGACAAGCCCAAGCGCAAGCTCCCCAAGGGCGCGCGGCAGGGTCAGGCGTACGCCGATCGGCTGGTTGCAGCGGCGGTGGGGCAGGGCGCGGATGCGCTCGGCACCACGCTCACCCGGCTGCGCAGCGTCATCGATCAGGCCACCTCGCCGCAGGACCTGCGTGAGCGACTGGTTGAGGCCTTCGCTCACTTGAGCGCGGGCGAGTTCCAGACGCTCGTCGAGCGCGCGCACATCATGGCCGAGCTCATGGGCCGCACGGCCGTGCTCTCGGATCTCTGATGCCGCGCGACATCATCAAGCTGGGGCCCGCGGACGGAAGCGTCTCCGAGCCGCCGGCGAGCCCGGTCCAATTCGAGGAGGCGATCGAGGCGTTCCGCGACCGCGTCCCGATGACGGACGACGAGTTCGAGGCGCTCGGGCAGATCGCGCGGAAGCGCGCCTTCACGGTCGCGAACCTGACGCAGCTCGAGGTGATCAACGACGTGTGGCGTGCGTTGGACAGCGCCATCGCGAACGGCGACACGTTCGAGGATTTCAAGAAGGCCGTCGGGCTGAAGCTCCAGTCCGACTGGGGCGGCGAGAAGCCAGGCCGGCTCGAGACGATCTTCCGCACGAACGTGCAGACCGCGTACGGCGCGGGGCGCGTGCGGCAGCTGAAGACGCCGGCGGTGCTGAAGCGGCGTCCGTTCTGGAAGTTCTCGGCGGTACTCGACGGGCGAACCTCGCCCATCTGCTCGGGCATCGCTGGCACGGTGCTCGCCGCGGATGACTCGTGGTGGAGTTCCCGCCAGCCACCGTTGCACCACCAGTGCCGCTCCACGATCCTCCCGCTCACCGAGGCGCAGGCCGAGGCCGCGGGCATCGCAGAGCAAGCGCCCGACATCGCCGCGGCCAAAGGCTTCGGCAACGTCGAGGCGCCCGAGGACTGGGAGCCGGACCTCACGACGTATCCCGAGCCGCTCCGAGCGGCGTACCTGAAGAAGACCGGAACCTGATCTCCATGGCCAAGTTCATCATCGCCAAGCTCGCAGCCATCCAGCTCGACGCGACGAACAAGAAGCCGCCCGAGGAGTTCCGCCTCTTCGCCTTCGGGAGCCTGGAGACCACCCAGGGCACGTTCCTGTTCGACAAGGCCGCCGCCGAAGCGGTGATGGCCGAGTACAAGGACAACGGCAACGAGCTCAGCTTCGACTACGAGCACGCGGCCGTGCAGGACCCTCCGCCGCCCACGGGCGCGCCAGCGGCCGGCTGGTTCGGCCTTGAGCTCCGCGACGACGGGCTCTACGCGGTCAACATCAAGTGGACCGAGCGCGCGATCGAGTACCTCTCGAACAGCGAGTACCGGTACTTCAGCCCCGCGTTCAAGGCCGAGGGGAAGAGCAAGCGCATCATGAAGCTCTTCAACGTAGCGCTCACCAACATCCCGGCCAGCAAGGACCAGGAGCCGCTGGTGGCCGCATCCGCGCGTCCGCGCGACCTGCGCGTGACCAAGCTCGCTGCGATGTCGTTCGACCAGATCCGCGCCGCGCTGCAGGAGGCCCTGCGCCGGATGCTGGTGGCGGACGGTCTCTACGGCTGGGTCTGCGACGTCTACGACGACTCGGTCGTCTACTGCGTCGGCGACGACCTGTTCCAGGCCCCATACCTCGTGGAGGGCGCCGACGCCGTGATCGGCGAGCCCATCGAGGTCCAGCGCACCTACACCCCCGTCGTCGATGACGACGACGAAGAGGAGATGACGACCATGAAGAACCTGCTCAAGCAGCTGAAGCTCGACGAGAAGGCCACCGAGGCCGACGCGCTGGTCGCGCTGGCGGGCCTGCAGAAGACCGCCGAGGAATCCGCGGGGCTGACCCGCTTCCAGTCCGAGTTGTTCAAGCTGCTCGGCACCACCACCATCGGCGAGTCCGTGGGCACGGTGTCCGCGCTCAAGGCGAAGGCCGACGGCTTCGACGCCGCCCAGGCCGAGCTCACCAAGCTCAAGACGGAGCACGCGACCCGCGAGGTCGAGCAGCTCGTCGCCGACGGCAGCCGCGACGGCAAGATCCCGCCCGCGATGAAGGACTTCTGGCTCGAGCAGGGCAAGAAAGACATCACCGCGTTGCGCACCTACCTCGAGAAGGCGCCGAAGCTGGTGGCCAACGAGGGCAAGACGCCGAGCAAGCTCGAGCCTGGCACCGTCACCGTGGTCTCGCTCTCCGACGACGAGAAGCAGATCGCCAAGACCATGGGGATCTCCGAGAAGGACTTCCTCGCGACCAAGCAGAAGCACGCGGAGCGCGCGACCTCGGTCGCGTAGCCGCCGGCACCCATACCGCGCTGGCTCGCCGGCGCACCAGTTCCACCACCACCCAGCACGAGCGCGGCCATCGCCGGCGCTCTGAGGAACCGCCATGTCCCTGACCGCCGCCCGCAACACCAAGGAGTACTCGCCCGACTCGAAGCCGAAGGGCTTCGTGTACCCGGTGAAGGGCTCCACGCACATCCAGAACGGCTCGCTGGTCGGCCTGCTCGCGGGCCTCCTGGTCCCGGCGAGCGCCAACCCCGGCATCAAGATCATCGGCTGCGCGCAGCAGGAGGCCGACAACTCCGCCGGCGCCGACAGCGCGATCACCTGCCTCGTGTTCAAGGCGCCCTTCTACTGGGACAGCGGCACGTCCGGCGACGCCATCACCTCGGCGAACGTGGGCTCGGACTGCTACGCGATCGACGACCACACCGTCGGGCTCACCGACGGCGGCAACGGCGCGCGACCGCGCGCGGGCAAGATCATCCAGGTCGACAGTGACGGCGTCGTGGTCGACCCCGACGGCACCAAGGACGAGGGCGAGAAGCTCCTCATGTTCCCGATCGACCTCGCGAGCATCACCGCGGGCCAGGTGATCGGCGCGCTCACCCTGCCGTATGGCGGCAAGATCAAGAGTGTCAACTTCCTCGTGAACAAGCCGGCCACCACGGCGGCGAAGCTCGCCACGCTCACGCCGCGCATCACCCCCGCTGGCGGCTCGGCGGCTGCGCTCACCGGCGGCGTGCTCGCGCTGACCTCGGCCAACTGCACGCCCATGGGCGCCCAGGTCGCAGGCAGCGCGGTGACCGCGGGCAACAGCTTCAACGCCGGCGACGCCATCGACGTCCAGGGCAGCAGCGTGACGGCCTTCGGCGAGGGCAGCGGCACCCTCATCCTCACCATCGCCGCGGCCTAGATCCATCGGCGCCGAGCACCGGCGCCGCTCACCACACGCCTCACCAACTTGGCGGATAGGCACCGCCCGGGAGAACCCTCATGCTGATCACCAGTGGAAACATCGACAAGGCCTTCATTGGCTTCGACACGGCCTTCCAGCAGGCCCTGATGAACCAGCCCACCGTCTGGCAGAAGATCGCCAGCGAACGGCCCTCCACCGACGAGTCGGAGGTCTACATGTGGGCCGACATGATCGGCGAGCTCCGCGAGTTCCTCGGCGAGCGCCAGATTGTGAGCCTCTCGGGCCGGTCGCAGCAGCTGTTCAACAAGAAGTACGAGAAGACCATCACCATCCCTCGAACCAAGTTCGAGGATGACAAGTACGGCGTCTTCACCGACCAGGTGCGCCAGATCGCGATGCGCGCAGCGCAGCACCCGGACAAGCTCGTCGCCGATGCCATCGCCGCGGGTGACACCGCGGTCGTCTACGACGGGCAGTACTTCTTCGACACCGACCACCCGCAGAACCCCGACGACCCGAACTCGCCGGTGATGTCGAACAAGAAGACGGGCATGCCCCTGAGCGCGGACAACGTGGCCGCAGGTATGGCCCTCATGAACGGCTACAAGGACGCTGGCGGCGTTCCGCTGCTGGCGGAGCCGAACGTCCTCATGGTGCCGCCCGCGCTGCGCTACCTCGCGCGGCAGATCTGCTTCGGCACCACCATCGCCGTCCCGGTGGGCACCGCGGGCAGTTCGCCCGGCGGCGCGGCCGCTCCCGAGAACGTGCTGAAGGGCATGCTGGACGTGGTGGTGAACCCCCGCCTCACGAGTACCACCAAGTGGTACCTGCTCGACACCACCAAACCGGTGAAGCCGTTCATCTACCAGAACCGCATGGCCCCCGAGTTCGCGTACCTCAACAAGCCCGAGGATGCCGAGGTCTTCAAGCGGGACCAGTTCGTCTACGGCGTGCGCACCCGCGGCGCCGGCGGCTACGGCCCCTGGTTCCTGGCGGCCGAGTTCGACCAGTAGCCCTCGCAGTGGTGACGGCGCCTCCGGGCGCCTCGCCGCTCGACATCCATCGACACGGAGCAACCCATGGCCAACGAGAAGTTCAAGGTGCAGGTCGCCGCGAAGCTCAGCGACGACCACAACCACTACCGCCGCGCCGGCCTCGTCCTGAGCGGCGAGCAGCGCGAGCACACCATCGACGCCGTCCAGCTGCGCATCCTGCGCGCCGACAAGCGCGTGGTGGTGGTGGGCGGGCCCGAGCTGCCGAAGCTCGAGACGGCCGAGAAGCCCGCCGATCCCAAGGAGGCACGCCTCCAGCAGATGGGCCTCGCGCACGACCAGGCGCAGCAGCGCGCCGCCGCCGCGGAGGCAGAGAACGCACAGCTCAAGGCCGAGCTCGGCGCGCTCAAGGCCCGGGCGGAGTCGAAGAAGAAGAAGGAGTAGTCCGTGTCCAGGTACGCGACGCCGACTGATTTGGCCAACCTGGCCATCAACAGCGGCGCGCTGACCGGGATCTCGTCCGACGACCAGCAGTCGGCGCTCGATGCCGCCAGCGGGCTCGCCGACGGCTACCTCCGCGCGCGCTTCATCCTGCCGCTCGTCGCGCCGTTCTCGCAGGACCTGGTGCGCGCGGTCTGCGGCATAGCTGCCTACGACCTGCTCACGCGGCGCGGCTACAACCCCATCGCCGAGGGCGCCAACGACAACTGGCGTCTTCGCTATAAGGACGCGATTGGCTGGCTCGAGAAGGTCGCTGCCGGGAACATCGCGCCCGCCCTCACGGACAGCTCAGGCGATTCCAGCGCGCCCAAGGCGCCACGGGTGATCAGTCGATGCCGACGCGGCTGGTGAGCCATGGCCGAGCCGACGTTTCACGCGTTTTGGCCGAGCCGTGAATTCGCAGACCTCGTCCAGCGCATGGAGCGTGTGGCGAAGGCCGACTTCAAACGCGGCATCAATGAGCAGTTCAGTGCCACCGCGATCTTCCTCGTAGGCACTGAGTTCGAGCGGGCGATGGACCCGTACGGCCGCGGA